GACGATCCTATCCCCGGCCCCTGGCGTCATTCCACGGCGCCGGAACTGGTCGAGATCATGGACTCGATGTCCCCGCAGGACCCTTGCGAGGAAGCGGCCATCATCAAGTGCGCCCAGTCGGGCGGCTCGGCATCGGCGGAAAACTGGATCGGGTTCATTTCCGATCTGGCGCCGGGGCCGATGCTGTTCGTCCAGGCAACCCTGAAGGCCGCGCTCGACTGGGCTGCGGAGAAGTTCTGGCCGATGGTCGAGAACACGCCGCGGCTCAATCCGGACCGGGGCGGCACGATCCGCGCGCAGGGCACGCCGGACGGCAACGGCTCGACGAAGAGCAAGATCAGGTTCTCGCGGTCCAATGGCTTCGTGCTGCTGGCCGGCGCGAATTCGGCTGCGTCGCTGCGCCAGCGCACGGTGCGCTACGCGGTCGAGGACGATCTCGATCAGTTCCCCGAGGATCTCGACGGGCAAGGCTCGCCCGAGGTCATGGTCGACCAGCGCCTCAAGGTCTGGCGCCGGCAGGGTCTGTCGAAGCGACTGAAGATCTCGACGCCGACGATCAAGGGCACGAGCAAGATCGGGCGCGCATACGCTGTTTCCGATCGGCGCCGCTTCCATCTGAAGTGCCCGCAGTGCGGCAGCCGGTTCGTCCCCGAGTGGGGCGACATCCAGTGGCCGGACGGCAAGTACGAACAGGCGCACCTAATTCCGCCCTGCTGCGGCTTCGATCACATCGAACATTGGCAGAAGGCGGGCATGAAACTGCCCGATGGGTGGCTGTCGGACGAGATCGAAGGCGTGAAGACGCCGCGGATCCTGACCGAAGAGGAATATCAGGCTGCCCGTGGGCGGATGCCGGCCAGTGTGAAGCGTGGCTTCCATCTGACCGGCATCATTTCATCGTTCCAGACATGGGCCGACATGGCCGTGTCGTTCCGCGATGCACAGGGCGATCTGAACAAGCTGAAGACGTGGACCAATCTGGTGCACGGTTTCGAGTTCGAGTTGAAGGGCGGCACCCCGGATTACGAGAAGCTCCGCGACTTGCGCGAGCAGGGATGGGGTCCGCGCCAGATCGTACATATCCCGGTCGGGCCGGTGGTCACGTCCATGGGCGTCGACGTCCAGGGCGATGGCCTCTATCTCGAACTGGTCGGGTGGAGCGAAAACGCGGAAAGCTGGACGCTCGACGCGCGTTTCCTTCCCGGCCCGACCGACGTGAAGGGCGAAGGCGCATGGGCCGATCTTGACACCTATGCCCGCCGCAAGATCGTTTTCCCCGGTGGGCGTTCCTTCGGCATCGATCAGATATGCGTCGACGCCGGATACAACACTGAGGCCGCTGAAGCGTTCTGCCGGGCGCACCCGAATCGCTTGGCGGTATTCGGTCGCGCAGGCTGGCAGCTGCCGATCCTCGGTCGCGGCGAGAACCTGCGGTACGAGCAGCAGGGTCGCAGGGCCGGGCAGGCGTCGAAGAAGGCTGAGGACAAGGCGTTCATCGTCGGCACGTTCGGCGTGAAGCTCAGCTGGTACGGCTTCCTGCGATCGACGCTTGCCGCAGCCGAAGCGGAAACCGCCGGCGCCATCTCCGCATCTCGGGGCCGCGCGCACTTCAACGTCGATCTGCCGGATGAGTATTTCGAGCAGATCACCGCGGAAACGATCGTCACCGAGACGGTCGCCGGCCAGCCGCGCCGGGTCTGGAAGCCGCTTGCCGGTCGACCGAACCATTGGCTGGATTGCCGGGTCTACAACACGGCCGCGCATGAAAAGCTGATGCTCGACACGCTGACTCAAGAAGACTGGGCTCGGCTTCGCGCCGAGCGCCACGCCCCGAAAGACGGCGCGCAGGCGGGATTGTTCGACGGTCCCATAGCGCCCGCCGCCATGCCCGCTGCCGCGAAAGTGGAAGCGCCCCGATCGCCGCCCCCCGCCCCGCGGGAGAGCGGCGCCTTTATCGACCGAACTGAAGGATGGCTCTGATGCCCGCACCTGATTACGCGACCGAGATTGCCACGCTGGAGCGTGGCCTCGGCTCGGGCGAAGCCCGCATCGAGAGCGATGGCGAAAGCGTCACCTATCGCGGTGTCGCCGACATCATGCGTGCGATCGACTATTTCACGCAGCGGGCGGCTCCGGCGACGGCCCCCGTTGGTGTGTGCCGTCCGGCCTCCACCATCGCCGTCTACGATCCGCGCTGATCGCATGGCATTCTCCGATCTTCTCGACAACGTGATCGCGCCGTTCGCGCCCGGTTGGGCAGCGGAACGGATGGCGTCGCGCGCGCGCCTCGAAGCCTCGCAATCCGCGCGCGACGGTATCCGGCAGTATGATGCCGCGGCGAAGGATCGTCGCACGCAGGGCTGGAACCGTTCGGCGAGTTCGGCCGACGGCGAGAATGCGCGGGCCCGGCAGGATCTGGCCTGGGCGGGTCATGATCTGGTGCGCAATAACAAATACGCTGCGGCCGCGGTGCGGCAGTTGGTGGCGACGATCTGGGGTGATGGCATCTCCGTGCAGATCACCCATCCCATCAAGCGCGTGCAGCAGCGCGCGCAGGACAGCTGGAACCGCTGGGTCGAAAGCCGTGTCGACGGCTTTGGTGATTGGTACGGTCACGGCAAGTTGGCTGTCCGCGAGATGATCGTGGGCGGCGAAGGCATCACCTTGTGGATGCCGGACCGTTCGGGACCAAATGGCCTGCTCGTTGGCCTTGAGGGCGCGCAGGTCGATACCAGTCGCAACATGGTACTGCGCGATGGCGGCAAGGTCGTTCAGGGCGTGCAGTTCGATGCGCTGGGTATGCGAACCGGTTACTGGATCTATCCGGACCATCCGAACGATCCCATTCGCGGGTCGGGTGGCGCCCAGTCCCGGTTCATCCCGGCCGATCACGTCGACCATCTGTTCGAACGTCTGCGGTTCCGTCAGACGCGCGGCGTGTCGTGGCTGGGGGCGGTCGCAATGACGCTGCGCGACGTTGGCGACATCGAGGACGCCAAGCGGCTTCAGGAAAAGGTTCAGGCCTGTCTCGCGCTCATCGTCCAGCCGGGCGAAGCGCAGGCCACCTCGCCCCTCGGGCAGCAACAGCCCGGCGCCGACGATGGCGCTGGCAGGCCGCTGGAGGAAACGATGCGGCCGGGCATGATCGCGCGCCTGCGTCCCGGTGAGACGGCGTCGGCCATCAACCCGACGCCATCGGCGAACACCGTCGACTTCATCCGTCAGCAGATGGCCGCGGTATCGGCGAACATGGTGCCGTACCACCTGATGACGGGCGACGTGAGCCAAGCCAATTATTCCGGCCTGCGCGCCGCGATGAACGGCTCGTACGCGCTCGTCGACGACTGGCAGCAGAATGAGGTCATTCCGCTCCACTGCCGCCCGGCCGTCATGCGGCGGATGCAGCGGCTCGTTCTCGAGACCGGCGATTCCCGGTTCATGCAGATCGGCATGCGCTTCGCGCTGCCGGTACGCCGCATGGTCGATCCGGTGAAGGACCTCATGGGCGAGATCATGGAGATCCGGTCCGGTCTGAAGCTGTTGAGTACCGGCCTCGAAGAGCGCGGCATCAACGCGGACGAGCATATGATCGCCGTCAAGGCGATGAACGACACCATCGACCGGCTCGGGCTCGCGCTCGATGTCGATCCCCGCCGCGTCACAGACAGCGGCGTCCTGCAAGCCGCTACCGGCTTCCTGGCACCCAAGGAGTAATCTCGCATGTTCGTTTCGACTGACGCCGCTCCCGCGGCGATCGATGGCGCGCGCCTTCGCATCCTGGCCTATGGCGCGCGATCGTTTCCGGCCATGCTTCAGGGTCACATGCCGACAGCGGGCACGCGTCTTGCGAGCAATCAGGGTTATGACGCGACCACCCGGTCCGTCGAACTCATCACGGCGACCGAGACGCCCGTGCGGATGCCCGGCTGGCTCGTCGGTCTCGACTGCGAGTTCTATTACGAGGTCCTCGACTGCTCGACCGGCGCCGTCGACCTCTCCCAGCTGG